AGCCTACACCAACTCAACCGGATGGTTCTCCCAAAGGAGGAATGGATGGCAACACAGTGAGTAACCGTGACACTGGAGGTGCTGGATGATAAATCCAAAACCAGAGGTTATTCAGTCTTTAGCAACCGTGTGTCGTCAATACCCTGAAGTGCTTAATTGGCTAAAGGAATGGCGTGATCATGAGCTACAGAAGCTACCGAGTGTCTTGCAAAACACGGCGCTTGCACAGGGGCGGTGTCAAGTTTTGTCAGAAGTTACTAAAACAATAGAACAGTCCCCTGAAACGTTTTCAGCAAAGTCAAAATGACAGCTGTTAATTACGCACACCGATAGGAGCGATTATGTCAATACCAAAGCAAGTTCAGAAACAATCAGAGGAAGTACAAGAGTTGTACAAACAGATTAACGGACAAACAGAAGAAGCACAGGCAACTGCCGAGGCTGCTCCTGAAGAAGCTGTTAATGATGTGGCAGAACCTATACCTTCCGACAGTGTTGAAGAGCAAGCACCTCAGTCTGAGCCGCAAGAGCAAGTGGAGTCAGGCGACCAAGAACCGAAAGAAGCAGACTGGCAACAGAAATATAGATCGTTGCAAGGGATGTACAATGCCGATGTTCCTAGGCTTAACGCCGAGAACAGAGACCTTTCTTCCCGTGTGTCTCAACTAGAAGGACTGCTAAGCACAATGCAAGAACCTGCTCAACAAACACCAGCTGTAGCTGAAAAGCTAATTACAGATGACGATGTTAAAGAGTACGGTGATTCTATTGCTGTTATGCGGAAAGCAGCTCGTGAGGAAGTAGCTCAAGAGATTGCACAGTTGAGGCAACAAGTTGGACAACTTCAAGGTGTTTTACCTCAAGTACAGCAGGTACAAGCACAACAAAAGAAGTCTGGCGAGCAAACGTTCTGGAACACTATTGCTAGCGAAGTACCAAACTGGAGTGATATTAACAACGATCCTGACTTTCAGTCATGGTTGTTAGCGATTGATCCATTAACTGGTATTAGCCGACAGACTTATCTAGAAGATGCACAGAAGAATCTGGATGCAAGTCGAGTGGTCAATTTTTTTAGAACTTGGGAAGGGGAGACTGGTAAGACTAATACTGCTCAAGTTGACCGTAGTTCTGAACAATCTCAGTTACAGAAACAAGTTGCTCCGGGGCGAAGCCGGAACAATGGCGTAAAAGCTTCTGGACAGAACCGAACATATACCCCGAATGATATTCAGGAGTTCTATTCTGATGTTAGGAAAGGTAAATATAAGGGGCGAGATGATGAGCGAGGTCGAATCGAACGTGACATTTTTGCTGCACAGCAAGAGGGTCGCATTAACGTTGCTTAATTAACAAATAAGGAGGTCATACTATGGCTTATGCAACATCATCCGGGCATCCGCAGTATACCGGGAATTTTATTCCTGAGATATGGTCGGGTAAGCTCATTGAGAATTTCTACGATGCTACGGTATTGTCAGCGATCTCAAACACTGATTACGAGGGTGAAATTAGAAATATGGGCGATACTGTCAATATTCGAACCACTCCCGAAATCACAATCCAAACCTATGTCAAGGGTCAAACTCTTTCAGTAGAGAATCCTGACAAGGCTAAACTACAACTCGTAATTGATAAGGGTGAATACTTTGCCTGCGTTGAAGACGATGTTGACCAAGTGCAGACAGACATGAATCTAATGGACATGTGGTCTAAAGACGCTTCTGAGCGTATGAAGATCAAAATTGACCAGAGGGTTTTGGCTGATATCTTGACAGGTGTATCCGCAAATAACAAAGGCACAGCAGCTGGCGCTATTTCTGGTAACATTGGTCTTGGTGCAACAGGTAGTGCTATAAGTCTAACAAAGACTAATGTTATCGAGAAGATCGTAGACATGGGCACAGTTCTTGACGAAGCTAACTGTCCTGAGCAGAATCGCTTTCTTGTGATTCCTGCTAAGATGGCTGGTCTAATCAAGCAATCAGACCTTAAAGATGCGTCTATCACTGGTGACGGAAGTACACCATTGAGAAACGGTCGTCTTGGTATGATTGACAGGTTCACTGTTTACGTTTCTCACAACCTAGTCAAAGATAGCAATAACGACTTTAGTGTTATCGGTGGTCATACAATGGGCTTCACATTTGCATCTCAAATGACAAATATGGAAACCATTCGTTCTGAAACAACTTTTGGAAACATCATTCGTGGTCTTCAAGTGTACGGCTATAAAGTCGTTAAGCCTGAAGCTCTTGCGACAATGATCGTTTCAGTATAAGGGGGTGAATCATGGCTACTTATAACGATGGTAAAGGATACAAACTTGGTACTGGTGCAGCACACGTTGCTAAAGGCATCAATAAAGTTTCATCCATTAGCGTGGACTTGAACTTTGCGACTATCACTACTGAGAGGGCAGCAGCTGGTCTGACTGCACTTACAAGTGCTGATATTCTTGAAGTAATCAGGATTCCTGCAAACACATACGTCACTAGCGTGGCTCTGAATGTGACAACTGCCGAAGGCGGAACATTGACTGTTGATGTTGGCGATGGCGATAACCCAGACGGATATCTTGACGGTGTTAATGCTAATGCTACAGCAGCATATCTAACCGTTGCAGGTACAGACGCTTATGAGTCTGGTAAGTTTTACACAGCAGCCGATACGATTGACATTGTTCTTAACAACGCTGCAGATGCAGCGGTTATGACTTTGACAGCCGTAATGGTTGATTGCTCAGAGTAATCTAAATTAGTAGGGGGGCTTTGGCCCCCCTGCTTACAAAGGAGATGTTATGGGTAAAGGTATGAAACACTATTTTCGCGATGGGACTGAACACAAAGGCGGCACACATAAGATGCCTAATGGTCAGCTACACTCCGGAAAAACACATACTAAGACTAGTAAAAGATTATATCATTTTAGTGAGCTAAGTAAAACAGCTCAAAAAAAGGCTAGAGGATAATGGCTAAAATCGACAAATCTAAAATGGCGTGTAACAAACCAAAACGTCAAGTTTCTGGCGGTAAGAAGTTTGTTGTAAAAGCGTGTCAAAATGGTAAAGAAAAAATTATTAGGTTTGGCGATGCAAATATGAAGATCAAAAAGAATCAACCGGGCAGGCGCAAGAATTTTCGTGCAAGGCATGGGTGTGATACACGACCACCCTCCAAAATGACTGCTCGTTACTGGTCGTGTAAGAAATGGTAATACTATGGCAGCACCAAAAGTAAAATCTAAAAAAGACGCTTGTTACTATAAAGTAAAAGCTCGCTACAAAGTTTGGCCATCAGCATATGCTTCAGGAGCTTTGGCTAAGTGTAGAAAGGTTGGTGCAGCTAACTGGGGCAACAGTAAAAAGAAGAAATGATATGGGTAATGTAAGAAAAACAGAAGCTGGTGCTAATTTACAAAGGTGGTTTAAAGAAAAGTGGGTAGATGTAAGAACAGGCAAACCGTGCGGAAGACAAAAGGGAGAGAGTCGTGCTTACCCTTATTGCCGCCCGTCTAAGCGAGTATCATCCAAGACCCCCAAAACGGCCAAAGAACTCACGGCTTCTGAAAAGCGCAGTCGCTTGGCTCAGAAGAAAAGTTCGAAGAAAGTTGAAAGAGTTACAAGAAAAACGTAATATAAAAAAGAAAGGCGGTAAAAATGTCAAGATGGTTAAGAAACATTAAAGATGGTGAAATTTACGGATGGAATGCAGTTCTAGCCGAAAACCCACTAACTGAAGAAGTTACTGAAGAAGAGGCGTTTCCTGAGAAACATATGCCTAAAAAGCAACGTGGTCGTCCAGCAAAGGTAGATTTGAAAACTGAAGAGATTCCTGATCCAAAAGGTGAAACTCCTCCTGAGTTGGCTGAAGAAGCTAGTAAAGGTTTAGAGCGAGCTAGAAACGATAAAGGACATTATATTTCTGACGACCCAAACACACCAAAAAACGAAGCATGGGTTGAAAAAGAGTGATATTAAATGATGTAATAACAGAGGTAAGACGAATACTGCAAGATACTGTGTCGCCGCAAAGATACAGTGATACTGTGTTGTTAGGTTTTGCAAACCAAGCGTTAAAACGTATTGCTGTTTTGCGGCCTGATTTGTTTGCCATTATTGCTGATATACCCACCACACAGAACGAAGTGGTACAGTCAATGCCTGCTGATTCAATTCGTTTGTTAGAGATTTATTCTGTTAAAAACGGTGACGGTGTTATTGAAACTAATAGAGAAATATTAGATCAATCATTACCGACTTGGATGAATACTGCTGCTGGCCCTGCTATTAATTTTATGCGTCATGTTAGAAACGCAAATAAATTTTTTATATATCCAAAAGCTCCTGCTAACCAAACATTAGTAGGTGAGTATGCACAGACTCCTCCTATATATGATGGCACAACTACAGTTGCTTTACTACCAGATGCTTACTTTCCTGTTGTTATAGACGCTACTGTATTTATAGCTGAGTCTGTAGATAACGAACACGTTAATTCAAATAGAGCACAATTATTCCAAACCTCGTTTACCCAAGCTCTAGGGGTGGCTGCACAAAGCAGAGCTATTACTGATACAGAACGAGGCGGATTAGATGAGGAGGATGTTGCATAATGCCTACATATACAACTAGAACCTTCCTCGACATTGTTAATCGGCTTTCTCCTAGTGTGCCCGGATGTCCTACTCCTGTTATAGAGCAGTATGTTCGTGATGCTGCTATTGAAGCATGTGAACGTACTTTAGCTTGGCGTTATGAGCAACCTAAAATAAGATTAGTACCCGGTGCACATGATTATGCGTATGAGACACCCGATGATGCCGAGGTTCATGCGTTTCTTACTGCCACAGTAAATGGAAGAGTTTTAAAACCAATTACTATTGAACAACTGTATGA